CTTGGGGGCAGTGGGACGTGGTGGACCTGGCTTTGACCCGGAGCCTGAAGCAGCTGGCGACCTCCCGAAAAACGGGGTAACTGACTTCACCTCCCTAAGTCGTTGGAATGGTGGCTTAATCATAGAGCCGATGAACGACATCGGACTGAGTGTAAATGGAGTAACAACAAACACCACTAACAACGCAGCCACCAACAACAAGTGTATCTGAATAAAACGCCTCAACCCTCGGCCAAACGTCGGCGTGGTTGAGAATGAAAACCCGATGACCACAAATTCGAACACGACGAACAACAAAGTTAAGTAGATCCCCATCATCAACATGGCCGGCCCTCCAACCAGAGCACAACCACCCCAAATTAAGCTCGGTATGACACCAAGCTGGAAACCCATCATCAACTTGAACCGGGATTTCACCCGCTGATACAACACACCTAGCTGTCGAGAAAGCTCTCTCTCACTCAACAGGCTCCGGTATGAGGACAGCTCTTCTCGCACATCCCCATAAGTCGCAGTAGCCATGCGACTAGCGCCTTTGCGCATTGCCCACAAATCAAGTAACTTATCAGAAACAAGAGTAAGCGCACCTGCTAGAATCTGACGCACACATTCCTTCTCAATCTCCAGCTGAGCCGGAATCGGAATGAAGAAATGCTCAGCAACAAACTCACGCGCCTCATTTGTTATCTCTTTCAGCTCTACCACTCCCTGTTTGAACTTCTCCTGGAGCTGAATATCGCTCCACTTATAGTCTCTGGCCACCAAGCGTGAAACCACTGACAAACGACCGCTTATCAACTCTTCACGAACACGCTTGTCCATATCACCATAACGTTTCAACAGGGCTGCACTGATAGGACCGACAAGAGGAATTCCAGCAAACTCTAAATTGTAAGAACGGACCTTGGATATGAACTGCAACCAATCATGATGGTCGGTTGTAACATCTCCACGGAAAAGGGTAAACATCGAACCCAATATCTGAACAGGATCTTTCATACGCTCAAACGCAAATAGAAGTGCACCATTGGCAGCACGCACGACGCCAGGTACTGCGGCTAACACATTTCCACAAAAGTGGGCAGAAATAGTATCGAAGTGTGACGCATACTTAACTGCAACCCCCATCTCATTGGCCAACGCGTCCTACCGTTTCATATCAGTCGGCACAGGTCGCAGGATCAATCCATCATCACCCTCAAACAACGCTGGGAAGGAGACAATGT